GCCGCGTGCGCGCGGCCGCAAGTTTCACCGGGTTTTTTGACCATCATGGGTAAACGCGGTCCCAAGCCGATGCCTGCCGCAGCCCGCAAGCTGCTCGGCAACCCCGGCAAGCGTGCGATTCGCCCCGACCTCCCGGCCCCGTCCGGTGCGCCGCCGATGCCGCAGCGATTGATGGTCGAGCCCCAGGCCGTGGCGAAGTGGAACGAGTTTGTGCCGCTCCTGCTCGAACTCGGCACGCTCACGCAGGCCGATGGCGAAGCCTTGGCGACTTTATGCGAGGTCTATGCTGCAACGCAGGCGTGCCTTTTGGAGTTGCGGGCGACCGGCCCGGTGATGCGGACGGACCTCGGGGGCGTGAAGCCGAACCCGGCAGGCCCTCTATATCGAAGTTTAGTGGCGCTCCAGGCGTCGCTAATGGGCGAGTTTGGATTGACCCCGACCAGTAGGACACGGCTCGGTGCCAAGGAAGAAAAGCCAACCGACGAAGTCGAAGAGTTCTTCAAAGTCCACGGGGCATGATCTCACGCCCGAGGGCCAGGCGAAGTACCAGCGCGTCGTTCACTTCTTCGAGAAGATCCTGCGGCACAGCAAGGGGCAGAACGCGGGCAAGGCGTTCACGCTTCTGCCGTGGCAGCATCATGTGATGCGGGAGCTCTTTGGAAGGCTGAACCCAGACGGCACGCGGCAGCATCGCGTCGGGTACATCGAACTTCCGAAGAAGCAGGGCAAGAGCACCACGCTTGCCGGGATCGCCCTCTACATGACGGCCTTCGACTCGGAGCCGGGGGCCGAAATCTACGGAGCGGCCTGCGACCGTGAGCAGGCTGGCATCATCTACCGGGAAGCCGCGTCAATGGTGCGGGCCTCGCCTGCGTTGTCCCGCCACCTTGAGGTGATCGACAGCCGCAAGACGATCGTGCATAAGGCCAGCAACTCTTTCTATCGGGTGCTCTCGGCAGATGCGTTCCGCGCCGAGGGGCTTAACATCCACGCCCTGCTCTTTGATGAGCTCCACGCGCAGCGGGACCGGCGGCTGTGGGACGCTCTCCGGTACGGCGGTGCCGCGCGTCGGCAGCCGCTCATTCTCTCAATCACGACGGCAGGCTACGACCGCAAGAGCATCTGCTGGGAGCAGCATGCCTACGCGGAGCGGTGCATCGCCGACCCAACGGCAGACCCGGCCTTCTTCGGGTGCATTTACGCCGCGTCGCCCGAGGACGATTGGAAAGACCCGAAGACGTGGCACAAGGCGAACCCATCGCTAGGAGAGACGATCACGGTGGAGTCTTTCGCCGCCGACGCCCGCGAGGCCGATCAGTCGCCCTCAAAGCTCAATTCGTTTCTGCGATACCGGCTCAATGTTTGGACCACCCAGGATGTTCGCTGGATCAGCCCAGATACATGGGCCAAGTGCGGCGGCCCGCTGCGGGACGAACTGGAAAAGCGGGAGTGGTATGCGGGCCTCGATCTCGCGACCACCTACGACTTGTCGGCCTTCGTGATGGTGAGCCAGGCCGACGACGGAACCTTTGACGTGATGCCGTTCTTCTGGGTGCCGCAGGAGAACGCGGCCGAGCGGACGCAGCGGGACAAGGTGGACTACATCGGCTGGATTCGCGACGGGTACATCAGGGCGACCGATGGCAACGTCACCGACTACGACGTGATCCGGCGGGACATCGTGGAGCTGTCGCAGCGGTTCAACATCCGGCAGGTTGGAATCGACCGCTGGAACGCCACCCAATTGGCCACGCAACTGCAAGGCGAGGGGGTGAATGTGACAGGCTTCGGGCAGGGCTACGGCTCCATGAGCAGCCCAGCGAAGCTGCTGGAGAACCTCGTGCTGTCGGAGAAGATCCGCCACGCGAACCACCCGGTGCTCTCGTGGATGGCTGGCAACGTAGCGGTGCAGACCGACCACCAAGGCAACATCAAACCGAGTAAGGCGAAGAGCACGGAACGCATCGACGGCATCGTGTCGCTGGTCATGGCCCTTGGGCTGCACGCAACGGCCACGGCCCCGCCGCCCGAACAATCCTGGGACATCATGAGCATATGAGCGAAAACGCCGCCGACTTCAGGATGTTCGACCTGCGTGGCATCGACTGGCCCGAGGTTTCGTCGAGCCGCACGCCCTCGGGCATCCGCGTCAACGCCGACAACAGCATGGCCTGCTCGGCCTACACGGCCTGCATCCGCGTCATCTCGGATGCCGTCTCCGCTTTGCCGCTCCACGTCTACGAGCGGATGGCGAACGGCGGCAAGGCGAAGGCCACGGCCCATCCCGTGTATCGCCTGCTCCACCAGCAGCCCAACCCGTGGCAGACGGCGCAGGAGTTCCGCGATTGGATGACCGGAATGTATTTGCACTACGGGGCCAGCTACGCCGAGATTCGCCCCGGTGCTCGCGGTGCCGTCTCGGAACTGTGGCCACTGCACTCGTCTCGCATGGAAGTCGAGCGGCTGGAGAACGGCCGCCTGCGGTACATCTACCGCGAGCCGAACGGCCGCCAGACGACCTATTCGCAAGAGCAGATCTTCGCCCTGCGGTTCACGACCGAAGACGGGATTCGGGCGATCCCCACCTACAAGATCTTTCAGAACGCGATCGGGCTGGCCCAGGCGTTGGAGGCCCACGGCAGCACCTACTTCGGCAACGGTGCCCGGCCCGGCATCGTGCTGGAGGCTGATAACCCCATTCCCGTGGAGGCGGCCGAGCGGCTCCGCGAGCAGTGGGAGCGGATGCACCGGGGCGCAGATCGGGCGTTCCGCACGGCGGTCCTGCCCAACGGCGTGAAGGCCCACGAACTGAGCGGCAGCAATGAGGCGGCGCAGTTCCTCGAGACGCGGCAGTACCAAGTGATTGAGATCTGCCGGGCGTTCCGCGTGCCGCCCCACATGATCCAAGACCTGACCCGCAGCACCTACTCGAACATCGAAGTGCAAGGCACGGAGTTCGTGCAGCACTGCCTGCTGCCGCACCTGAAGCGGTGGGAAGCGGCCATCAGCCGTGACCTGATCGTGGACGACGAAACGTACTTCGCGGAGCACAACGTCAACGGCCTGCTGCGCGGGGACCACACAAGCCGGGCGGCGTTCTATGTGTCGGCCCTGCAAAACGGCTGGATGACGATCAACGAAATCCGCGAGGCCGAGAACCTGAACCCGATTGGGCCAGACGGCGACAAGCACTTCTTGCAACTCAACATGACCACGCTCGACAAGGTTGGCCAGGACGCACCGGCACCGGAGCCGATGCCAGCGCCGCCCGTCGAGGAAGAAGACAGCCCGGCCGACGACGCCGAGGACCAGGCCGAACAGGAGGAGCAGACCGATGGAAATTGAACGCCGCTGCCTGACCGTAGACGAAGCCCCCGAGTGCGAGCTGCAAATCGAGACGCGCACCAGCGGACGCGAGGCGATCCGTGGGCTGGCCGTGCCCTACAACCGGCTTTCCCTTGATCTCGGTGGCTTTCGGGAGCGAATCCTGCCCGGTGCCTTCGACAAGGTGCTGAACCGCCAGCGGGGCAAGGGCGAGATTCTGAGTTACTACAACCACAACAGCGACATGTTGCTGGGCCGCGAGTCGGCTGGCACGCTTGAGATCATCGCCGACGAGCGTGGCATCTCGTACATCGTCGAGCCGCCGGATACCTCGGCGGGCCGTGACGTGCTGGCCCTGGTGCGCTCTCGGAATCTGCGGGGCAGTTCATTCGCGTTCACCGTGAGCCAGAAGGGCGAGCGGTTTACGACGGACGAAGGCGGCAAGGCCATCCGCGAGGTGGTCGAGGCTTCCGGCCTTTACGAGGTCGGCCCCGTGAACGTGCCAGCCTACGGCAGTGCTACGTCTGCGGTCGTGGCGAAGCGGTCTTACGAGGCGTGGCTGGCATCCCAGGCTGCGGCCGTCGAAGCCGACGCCGAGGCCGAGCCAGAAGTGAAGCGGGCCGTGCGTTCCCTGGTCCGTGATGCCGCTGCGGCGTGGACTCTGAGGCTCCGCAATGTCTGAAGCCCGCTGCACCTGCGGCGAGAAACTCCGTTGCCGTTCCAGCCGTCCATGCGGTGACGAGCGGCAGCGGTATTTGCGCTGCCCCCGGTGCGGGGCTCGGGCGGTGGCGTTTGTAAAAACAACACTTTCCGAAGTGCGCTTCTGCAAGAGGTCTGCCCGCTAGTGGCACTGTGGACTCCACGGCAATACCGCCGCCAGGAGATTCACCACAGTGGACAACCTCAAGAAGCTTCAGGACGAGGCGGTTACCCTCGCCAACCGGATCGACGCAGTTCGCGCCATCGAAGGCGACGACGACAAGATTGCCGAGCGCGACCTCGAACTGGAAACGCTGAACAAGCGGGCCGGTGATCTCGCCAAGAAGATCGACTTCGAGAAGTCGGTCGTCGAGTCGGCCAAGAACCTGCGGTCGGTGGTGGATCGCTGCACCCCCGCCCCCGAGGTCCGTGCCGAGGAGAAGGCCGTCCGCATCGAGGCCGTCCCGTTCGCGGGCCGCCTGCGTGCGTTCGAGAAGGCCGAGGACGCCTACCGGTTCGGCATGTTCATCAAGGCCCGCCGGGGCGACGCCGAGGCTAAGCGGTGGTGCGACGATGCGGGCATCGACACCCGTGCTCTCGGTTCGACCGGTGCCACCACCGGTGCCGCGACCGTGGCTGATGTTCTTAGCGCGACCGTGGTGCGATTGGTGGATCAATATTCCGCCTTCGTGCAGAACGCGCAAAACGTGCAGATGCCTTCGGACGTGCTGCTCTTCCCGCGCCGCACGGGCGGTGCGACGAGCCAGTGGCAGGACGAGAACGTGGCGATCACCGCCGCCGATCCGACGATCAGCCAGGTGACGCTGACCGCTCGCAAGGTGACGGCCGCTACGATCGTGGCGAACGAGCTCCTGGCCGATTCGGTCATCTCGATCGGCGACTGGGTGGCTGCTGAGCTCGGCCTGTCGCTCGCCAACGCCATCGAGTCGGCTGCGTTCTCGGGCAACCCGGCCAACGCCCCCGGCGTGGCGGGACTCGTGACCAGCCACACGGGCGGCCTTCTGGCCTCCTCGGCTGCCACCTACGCGGCGTCGCTCGTGACGGCCGCCGGTGACACCCCCGACGAGGTGACCAAGGCGAACCTCCTGGCGATGATGGCTGCGGTTCCGCAGCACAGCCGGGCCGGTGCGAAGTGGTATTGCTCGCCGTTCTTCTTCGCGACCTGCATGCAGGCTCTCGATCTGAACCAGGGCGGTTCGGTTGGCCTGTCGGCTGGCATGGGCCCCACCTTCCTCGGCAGCCCGGTGGTCCTCACCGACCGCCTGCCGAGCGGTGCAGACTCCACCGGTGCGATCATGGCGCTGTACGGCAACCTTGCCAACAGCTCGATGTACGGCATCCGCCAGGGCATCGAGATCGCGTCCAGCGATCAGGTGAACTTCCTGTCGGAGCAGACGGTCATCAAGGCTTCGGCTCGCGTGGCGATCACGCACCACAGCCTCGGCTCCTCGACCGTCGCCGGTCCGGTCATCGGCCTCGTCGGTGCGTGAGCCTGACGGCTTGACGTGATGTGCAAACTGGGCGGGCCGCTCCACTACGGGGCGGCCCGCTCTCTTTTTGAGGTAGCACATGATCGTCCGCGTGGGTGGTACTGAGGCAGACGTTCGGGTGGAGGCCATCCTGTCGATGCCCAGGCTGTCGTTCACGGCCAACCACTTCGCATGGGCTCAGGCACTCATGCCGCTGGGGATTCGCCCCACGATGGGGACTGGCTGTTTTTGGAGCCAGGTGAATACCCGTATCATGGAGACGTTCATCGACAAGGCCGAGTATCTGCTGACGATTGATTACGACACGTTCTTCACGAAGGAAGACGTGGAGCACCTCTTCGCGATGGCGATGACGTTCCAGTGCGACGCGCTGACCGGATTGCAGACGAAGCGGGAGGACGGCCGACCGATGCTGACGCTGAAGGACACGCTCGACAACCCGCCCGAGGACGGCAAGACGAGCCTGCCGATGTCGTGGTTCTCCGAGCCGGTGCAGGAGGTGGACACGGCCCACTTCGGGCTCACGGTCATCAGCACGGCCGCCCTCAAGCGGTGCAAAAAGCCGTGGTTCTGGTCGAAGCCCGGCCCAGATGGATCGTGGAACGAGGGCCGCACCGACGATGACATCTGGTTCTGGCGCAACTGGCGGGAAAGCGGGAACCGCGTCTTCATCACGCCGCGCGTGGTCCTGGGCCACGGCGAGTATGTCGTGACGTGGCCGGGGCAGAACCTCGGCAAGCCCGTGTTTCAGTGGACCACTGATTTCACGACCAACGGAAAGAAGCCCGAAACTGCATGGAGCGTGCCTCAATGAAGAAACTAAGGATGCTGCGTTCGTTCCGAAGCTACCGCGCCGGGCAGGTGGTGGAGATCCCCGGCGGGCTCGCTCAAGAGTTGATCGCCCGGCGGTTCGCGGTGGAGGACCGGCAGCAGGAGTTGATCGAGACGGCCGCCGTCGAGCACGACGTGGAGACAGCCGACGCCACGCCCAAGCGGAGAAAGCGAAAGTGATGTACCGCAGCCTCAGCCGCCAGACGCCGCCTGCCGTGGAGCCCGTGACGCTCTCCGAGGCGAAGGCCCACTGCCGCATCGACAGCACCGCCGACGACGCTTATGTGGCCAGCCTCATCACGGCCGCCCGCGAGTGGTGCGAACAATATCTCGACCGCACGCTCGTCTACACGCAGTGGGTCATGCGGTTCGACCGCTTCCCCACCTCGGGCATCGAGGCGATGGAGCTGCCCCGCCCGCCGATGGCCGTCGCGGGCACGGCCACGGCCGTGTCGCTCACGTTCACGGCAGACGGCGGCACGACCGGCACCTACGCCGTGGATCAGTTCCGCGTGGATCGCCAATCGACGCCGGGCACCGTGCTGCCGATCTACGCTGGCACCTGGCCGCCGCACCGGATCGACGCCGGGGCGCATGCTGTGACGTGGTGGGCTGGCTACGGGAACAGCGGGACCGACGTGCCCGCCGCGATCCGCCACGCCATCTTGATGCTCGTGGGCATGTGGTTCGAGCGCCGCATGGCGGCCGACTCCATGAGCGGCGACGAAATCCCGTTCGGCGTGAAGTCGCTTCTCGACTCGCAGCGATGGGGCTCCTACCGATGATCGACCCCGGCAAGCTCCGCGAACGCATCACCGTCCAGATCGCCAGCGGCAGCACCAATGCCCTCGGCGAGACGGTGCTGGCGTGGAGCGATTCCTCGGCCGTGTGGGCGAGCGTGGAAGGCGTGAGCGCCCGTGAGGCGTTGGCGGCCGGGCAGCAGGAGGTGAGCATCACGCACAAGGTGCGGCTGCGGTTCCTCTCTGGCCTGACGCAAAGCATGCGGTTCGCATGGCGGGGCCGCACGCTGGAGATCGTGAGCCTGCTCGAACACGGCAACCGCAGCGAGCACGAGGCCATTTGCCAGGAGACTATCTCGTGAGTGTCTTTGCCGAAGGGCCGTCGCTGCTGCGGCTTGCCGTTGGCAAAGGCAAGTTTGCAAAGCAGCAGTACGGCCTGACCACGCTTGACGACGTGATCAAGAGCCTGAAGGCACTCCCCCGCGAGATCAGCCTGAAGTACCAGGCCCAGGCACTCCGCAAGGCGGCGAAGCCCGGCCAAGAGGCGCTGCGGCAACAGACGGCAGCCCTCGGGCAGGTGACGGGCAACCTGTTGGCGAGCGTGTCGAAGGCCGAGCGGAAGTACACGAACAACAAGCAGCAGATCCCCGTGGGCGTGATCGTGATCGGCTTTCGGCGGCCCACGAACGCAAAGAGCCAGAAGGGTGCCACCCCGGCCTTTGTGGGCGGCACTGTGCTGAAGGGGCCGAACCGGGCCTACCACTCGCATCTGGTGGAGTTTGGCACCAGGCCCAGGATGGCTGGCAAGAGCAAAGTGACCCGCAGGCGCAAGGTCATCCTCGGCGGCAGGATTCAGACGATTGTGGATCGTGAGAAGAAGCCAGCCGCAGGCCGTGGCGTCTTGTCTTCGTGGAAGACCCGTGGCGACTTCACGGGGCGAGGTATCTACCCAGTGGACTTCATCGCCAGCGGCACCGTCGCAGGCTCGCCCGCCCGGCATCCGCTGCGGAAGGCGTTCAATCAGTCGCGGGCACAGATGCAAAGCATCCTCGACGTGGAGATGCGGAAGGCACTCACGCGGGCCGTGAAAGAGTACGAGCGGAAATACGGCGACCTAGGAGGCCAGTAGCGTGAAATCCCCCGAAGCCGTCCTGCGTTCTGCGCTCATTGCCAACGCCACCGTGGCCGGGCTTGTGAGCACCCGCGTCTATCCGGTGGTGGCCCCCGCCTCGGCCGCTCTTCCGTTCGTGACGTGGCGGCGCGTGGCGATTCGGCGGCAGCAGACGCTGGGTGGCCCGATGGGCATGCCTGTGACGAGCGTGGAATACAGCATCTACGGGGCGACCTACGAGCAGGCCCGCGAAGTGGCGGATGCGATGCGGTCGGTTCTGGATGGGTACGGCGGAACTTCGAACAATACGGAAGTGAAGCAAACGTCGCTCGAACAGGAGTCCGACGACTTTGTGACGCTGGCGGGTGCGGAACTCCCGCCTGCCTATCAGATCACCCAGCAGTACGACACGTTCTGGATCGAAAGCTAGGAGACATAAAGCATGCCCGCCACCCCGCATGATGGTTCCGGTTCCACGTTTGTCTTCGCCGGTGCCACCTACACCGTCACGAACATCACCTACACGATTGCGGACAACAACGCGACCGACAACATTGACGTGTCGCACCTCGGGCAGACTGCTGGCTCAACCGTCCTGACGCTTTCGCGTCCGCTGAAGGGCTCGGCTGGCGATACGGGCAAGGAAGTCACCATCGACTACCTGACCAACGCTGGTGCTACGCCGATTGCGCAGGGTGCCACCGGCACGCTGACCATCACGGGCGGCATCACGCTGACGGGCGTGGCGGCAACCTGCAAGTCTTCCACCATCACGCTTGCCACGAACGACGCCAACAAGGGCTCGGCATCGTTCCAGGTCGCCTAACCGCCAGGGGGGCTTCCCGTGGCGAGTCGTAGCGAAGGCATCAGCGTGACTTGGAACGGCACTGCGTTCCAAGAGGTCACCGACCTGTCGTGGTCCTACGGCGGCGACGGCAAGGGGCGAAGCGTTGCGTGGACCGACGCGCCGGGCTCCGTGGCTATCGCTTGCCTCGGGACGGCGAACACCTCGACGGCGTTGTGGAACACCCGCGCCGAGGTGGCGATCTCTGGCGGCGGCCAATCCTTGACTGCGCAGGCAGTATGGGAGTCAGTGAGCGTGGCCAGCGAATTGAACGGGGTGACCCGCTACAGCGTCACGCTCAAACTTTCCTACTAGGTGAACCATGCCGCTGACCAGAGAACAGATCGACGCCGCAACCGATGCCAAGATCATCACCGTG